GCGTTACGAAGTCCGGCCTGCGTGGTGGCCTTGTCATCGAGTGCCATGCCCTGTGCTTGGTCAAGGGTGTCCTTGCACATGATGCGGTGACAGATCACGGGCACCCCTTGGCCTTGGCGGCGCACTCGGGCGTTGAACTGCTCGTACAGGTCCAGCGACCAGTTGAGGCCATACCACACGAGGATGTGACCGTTGCTTTGAAGGCCATCGATCCCGTGACCCATCGATGCGGGGTGGCCGATCATCAGGGAACAGTCGCCAGTCTTCCAACGGTGCATGGCGTTGGTCAGCGATGCCTCGCTCTTGCACTCGGTCAGGTTAATCGGGTCGAGGTGCTTGAACTTCTCCATGATCCTGGCAGCGTCTGATCTGTACGCATACGCACACAAGATCGGTGAGCCTTGGGCTTCGTCGATGATGTCCTCAAGGGCGTCGAGCTTCAAGTCATGCACAGGCTCCCACAGCGGCATCCCGGCCACCGGGTACATAGCGCCGTTGGAGAACTGGAGACACTTGTTGGTCAGCGATGCTTGGTTAAACGCCTCGACCTCTTTGCCGCTGTCCAGCACCAAGAAGAACTCTTTTTCCATCTTCTCGTATTTGGTCCGAAGGTCATCGGGCATCTCGATCTCGATGTTGTTCACCATCAGGTCGGGCAGGGGGTTGTAGTCCTCGGCCGACATCTCCAGCGTGATGTCACCAATCAACTTCTTGATGGTGTCCTCGGTGTCCTCATACGGCAGTTCCTTGTACGGTCCGACTTTGCGGTAGAACCGGGTCTTGAACTGGGTCTTGCTGGTGCCCAATCGCTCACCACGGTCCACCACGAGGAACTGCCCGTGCAGGTCTTTGTACCCGTTGCTGGCCGGGGTGCCGGTGAGGCCCGTTGCCCAGTCGAACTTGTCAGCAATCTTGCGAAACGCTTTGACCCGGTTCGTGGCGCTGTTCTTCATCTTGCTGATCTCGTCCCAGATGATCCCGTTGAACGGCATTGGGCGATCTTTCTTGACAAAGTAGGTTTGCAATGTCTCAGAGAGCCAACCGAGGTTTTCATAGTTGATCATGTAGACATCGGCAGGGCGCAGCAAGGCGCGTGTGCGCTGGTCCTTGGTGCCCGTAATCATGCTGAACCGCAGGTGCTTGGTGTGCTCCCACTTCACAGCCTCTTGACGCCACACGAGTCGGATGACCCGGATCGGGGCCACGATGATCACACCCTTGAGAAATTGGGTGCGGATCAGGTGGGCCAAGCTGGTCAGCGTGATCACGGTCTTGCCCAAGCCCATGTCCAGCCACAGCATCGAGTGTGGGTGGGTGCATTGGAAGTTGACAGCCTTTTGCTGGTAGCCGTGGAGCAGGTCAGGTGTCAGCATCCCATCACCATCACGTCAACCATCAACTTACCCTCGGCCACGTTGTCAATGACAAACACGTTGACCATCTGCTGGCGCAGCTTGTCGTGCTCTCGGTACTGCGCTGGCGTGGGCACTTGACCCTCGCGCTTGAACTCGCAAAACCACATGCGCCCATCAGGTCCGATGAACAGACGATCAGGCACGGCGGCACGGGCAGGGCTGGTGAACTTGTAAGCAAGCACACCCTTTGACTTGGCGTACTCGCAGACTCTGGCTTCAATTTCCTTTTCCAGCACGGCGGTTCTCCAATTCGATCAGCAACTCGATGTAGTGCTTGGCCTTCTCAAGATCAGCGATGCCGTTCTTCTTGCGCCAGCGGGACACGTACTTGATTACGTTGCCCTCAAAGTAGCCAATCGCGTTGGCGTAAATGAACTCAACTGGCTGGATCGGCAAGTCTTTGTAATGACTTCCCGCAACCTGTTTACCCAGTGCGTTAAACGCCTCATCTTCTTCAAGTGTCACTTCTGTAATGTTAATCATTTCATCTCCTTGTTAGTTAACGCAAATTTTCCAAAATGTTTCTTGGCTGCTTTGTCATACATGGCGGCAGCTTCTTCTATTGATTGACTGCGCCCAATGTATTGATGCGCCACATACACAAACCAAAAACCATCACGCTTGTTTAAAAACACACCCTTGTACCCACTGGTATTGTTGCGGTTCATTCGTTTGTTGCCGTGGTTTTGGCTGTACGAACACTCGCGCAAGTTTTCAATTCGGTTGTCCGAGCGTTGCCCATTAATGTGGTCAATCTGTGTTGGCATTTCCCCATAGTGGTACACCCAAATCAGACGGTGAATCAAATACTTTTTGCGGCTAATTGTGATTTGACGGTAACCGGCGTTATGTGGGGAACCCGCAATCTCACCGGCGCGTTTACCACCTTGAACAGTGTGCCGGTGAATGAGATTTCCGTCATCGCGGTACTCAAACATTTCGTGGAGTTTGGATTGATTGATCATGCTAAGTGGAGAACAAGTTTTTCTACCTCTTTCACATAATACTCGAAATCCACTGGCAGCTTGCCAGCGTCACGAATGTCATTGCAGGGTTGCACACCCCAACCAGACTCCACACCAATCTTGCGCCACACACCTGGCTTGGTCTTGAGGGGCGGCATCCACTTGAACAGGTGCCCACCACCTTCGGCGATGTAGTAGCGCGTGATGTTCTGAAGCTGCGATGTCACACCATCGCGCTCGATTGCCAGATAGCTGGAGCGCGGCACTTTGGTGCGCAACATGAAGTCCATGATCTCAGGCCAGTTCTCCACAGTCTCGCGGATCGGCGCACCCTCGACCAACACCTTCTCGGCCACCTTGGCAATCACTAGGCCACCGTGGTTCTGGTGCCACTCCATGTCGTGCTCATAGGCACCCTTGCGCTTGGTGCTGCCGTTCTCAAACACGCCGATGTAGTTGTTCACATCGCGGATCATCATGGCCTTGTAGACAGCCTCTTCAAGGTTCAGCCCGGTGCGCTGCTGCCATGCTGCGGCAGCGGTGTCCACCAGCCACTTGTTGGCCCGTGGCACCCGCACAGTCAGGCCGTCAGTGTTCACCTGGATCAGCTTGAGGCCGTCGATGTGCATCAGCCCCTCGGCCAATACGCACAGCAACATTTGACCATTGAGCGTGATCGTCATGGTGTACAACGGGTCGTAGAACACAGAGAACTGGTTGTTGCTGTCACCGTAGACGCCGTTGAGCGCCAGCTTCAGCATGGCGCTTTCAGCCGACTTCTTGGGGTACGACTTGCGCTGGTCGTACAAATTCTTGTAGATGTGGCAAAACGATTTGCCCAAGTGCTCGGGGTAAAACCCGTTGGCAATCGCCAAGTTTGGGTAATACGATGCAACGTCAAGGTCCACAATGACGAACTCGTCATCGGACTCGATCACCTCGGACTCTACTGAGCCGTGGATGCCACCAAGACCGAAGACAAAGTCAAAGCCATTGACCCGAGCGACCACGTCCTCAAACACGCCCTTAGTCTCGGTGATTGACTGATCCTTAAGCCAGTTGAGCACTCGGGTCAACTCGGTGTTTTCAAACTCGACCCACGGCAGTATGGCGTCCTTGAGGTGAATCACCGGGCGCTTGGTCTGCCGAGGTATGCGACCTTTGGGGCCGAAGTCGTACAGGGCGACACCGGCCTCTTCAAGTTTGAGCGAGAAGAACTCTTTGCCGATCTTGGTGTCGTTGAAGTTGAGCCAGTCCTTGCCGGGGTACATGACGCACATCTTCTCGCGGAACCGGATCATGCCCATTGACTTGTGCAGGAACGCCTTGGTCTGCGACACATCGTGTGCGTTGTACTGCTTGAGCTTGACGATCTCGCCCGGTGTAAGTGTGGTGCCCACCTTGAACGGCAAGTCCTCGATGCTGTCGGAGCGCATGTTGAACTCCAGCATCTTGAGACTGGTGGCCCGTGCCTTGTTGTCAAAGTGGTGAATCTTGAACAGGTCGATCTGCTCGACGTGGCGGTCTGATGGCTTGACCTGGTGCATCCAGCGGCTCTCGTCACCGTCTTGCGCCGTGATGATTGCCATGGCCTTGTTGTACAGCGTCTGGGCATCGCTGTAGCCCATCTGCATCAGCGTATGGATGACGGGGTAGTCGAACCCCAAGTTGTTGAACCCGACCATCCGGGCGCTCGTATCCGAGAGATAGCGTAGAAACTCAATGATCTCTTTGGAGTTGTTGCGCTGATCGCTGATTTCAAAAGACCATCGTAGCGGTGCTTCTGCATGTTCCAGCGCCAGCGTGAAGACGTTGGGGTAGGTTTCGATGTCGTATACATAGTCGTTATTCATTACACATTACTCGGTTATGCCATTCTTTTGTCAGATCACTGTCGGTCATGATGGATGATGCGCCCGTGAACAAGTGCAATGTGTGAAGTTCAACAAGCCAAGAACGAGCATCCATGTCATACCAGAACTCACAAATAAGACCCATTTTTTTTGAGTCTGTATACGAGTGGCCGTCTACTTCAAGAAGACGAACGGTCTTGTTGAGTTTGTCAATTTCAAACGCATCAGGAATAAACCCAAGTGCGTCTAAACCTGCTGTTTCTTCTGCGCCAAACATCTTGTTTAACTTTTGACGCAGTTGATAGCGCTCCCATGTGAGATGGGACGTTAGAAATTCTTGAATTACTTGTTCATGTTTACTCATTACTCTTACCAGTTAGGTGGGGTGATGCTGCTAGTTCCTCATTTCCATCTTGCGATGTGCTGTCCCACAGCTCCTCATTTAACTTGCAGCCTCAGTATGCAAGCACATCACCCCGATTCGATTACTGACCGCCCAAGAAAGAGGGCAGGCCGGGTTGTGCGAATGGTGCAGCAGGCATGGCGTTGTAAGGATTACCGCCACCAAAGCCAGCAGGCGCAGTACCAACAGCACCAAACATGCCGGATGCATCGGTAGCACCTTCACCAAAGGCCACGTCATCGGCAGCAAACTGGACAGCGATCAGGTCGCAGCGGATGCCACGGCCGTGCTTGTTGTCCTGCAACCAAGGCTTGACGGCAGCGTTGACTCGGCAGCCGCCGTACATCTTGCGAGCCAACTGCTGATATGCCATCGTGTTGGCTGGGTCAACAGGTGAGCCGTCAGCCTGGATCATCTGAGGGGCGCTGTCGCGGCCAGCAGTGATGAACACAGCACCGGCATCGGCGTAGCCATCGTAGGGCTTGAAGGTTTTTTTGTTGATCTTCTCAGCACCCATGCCAAAGCAGCGGGTCTTGCGATCTTGTTGGATCATGCCCATGACAGTCTGGGCGTGTTCTTTCCACTTCTCCAGTGCCATCGCACCGTAGCGCTGCATGAACTGGGCAAAGCCTGCATGGTCCTGCGGCATGATGAACTCAGCGTTGTAGCTGATGCGAGTGGCACCAGTCTGCTCGTTCACCTGCTTTTGGGGTTCTGCGAGGTGGGGAAAAGACAAACGGACATTGGACAGAAAAATGATATCGGACATTACAGTTACTCCATTGATTTACGAAAGCCACGAGGGCAGGGATTCGGCAGCGGGTGCTGCCTGAACTGCGCTAAACAGCGGCGCAGCATTGGTGATGACAGCGGGTCGGCTGTCAGATTCAGGGGCCACGGTGAGCTTGCCAGCCAGCTTGCTGACGTACTCTTGGTCCATGCGTTTGAGTTGGCGCTCGGTCAGTGTGACCTTGGTGCCATCGCGCTTTTCCCAAGTCAGCTTCTCAGCCTTGGCGGGAGACACGAGTTTGGTTTCATAGATCGCAGTCTTGGGTATGCCCATCTTGACCAGCTTCTCGGCCATCTCAGCTTCAGGCAGCGCCCATGCACGAGAGCCACGACCATTGACCAGCTTGATGCCGGGGATGGTCTGACCAGCTTGCAGGCGGCGCAGGGCTTCGGCTTCGACACCTTCGAGCAACTGGCGCATCAGGGGAGCAGCTTCCATGATCTGAGCGATCTGGGCATCGTCCATCGTGGATGGATCTTTGTCGGCACTTTGCTGTGCGACATCGAGTGTTTGCGTTACAA